TCTACGTCTTCTTGATTTAATACAACCATTAAAGCGTTAGCATTTGCAAAGTCTTCTAATTGAAATGGGTCTGCATTAGAGCCTGATAAAAAAGCAATTCCAAAAGGTAATTTTTTTCTTAAATGTCTTAAAGCATTCATTGTTAAAACTACTTTATTGCCTTTATTTTCATATCCGTTGTATTCAATGTCAAAATACCAAGATTGTTGAGATGAATAATAATATAAGTGCATAATAGCTGATTCATTATTATCAAGCTTTAATACTAATCTTTGTTTAGGTTCTGCCGTTATAGATGTGATTATTTTCATTACCAACTTCCCCCGCTATTTTTTGGAGCGTTTCCGCCGAATTGTGGTTTATTATACATATTTCTATTTTGCCAAGCTCCTACAAGTTGATTATATTGTTTTTTAACCCAATTAAAGTTAATAGTTACTTTTCCATCTTTAGCTTCTACTAAATATCTGTTTTCTACATTTTTTATTTCTTTTATTTTCTTAAACCCTTCAGGAACTTTTGTTCCTTCTACAGAACTTTGATTAACTTCTGGTTGTTTCTGTATATCCACAGTAGTTGTAGTGCCGAACATAAATTTATTCTTATCCAATTGACTTACTTTTGTAGCAACTTTTCTAACTTCCTTAATGGTTATTTCTATATCGGTTATAAAAGCATTATTGCCTTGATGTGAAGATATAGATTGAATATAATATTCACTTGCATAATTATTTTCTAATCCTGCTGAATAATAATCATATTTCAAATTTTTTAAAGAAACAGGAAGTCTGTTTTGCAAAATATAATTAAGCATTGAAACGACTTCCTGCTGCCGTTTATTATTATAAGGAGTAGGGTCAAGAAAATTATCTAGCATTTTTTTATATCGATTAAAACTAGATTCAACTTGTTTTACTATATTAATAGTAGCTTGTGTATAATTGCTAACTACTCCAGAAACTACTGTTATAGGTTTCATATATTCTATTGTTTTTTGTAGTACTGCGTGGTCTTTTAATTTTTCGTTTACCCAGTTTGCTAAATCTGACTGGTTTCTATAAATAACCTCGCCAACACAACCTCTTAATCTATATATTTTCGGTTTAATTGCAATATGGTCTTGTAACGCATAATTACTTTCAACATAATTGTCCGTAATAGAAGCTTCTGTGGTTAATGTTTCATCATCTATATAATCAAATAAGATAGCAACACCTTTATCTAATAAATCTACTGTCACTATCGTTTTTGCTTTTTTTGTTACATAACCTTTTAATTTAAAGTCATCTATTGTCATTCTATCTCCATTGATTTGCCGTATATCTAGTTACTGCATTATTTAATTGGTCAACTGCTACAGATGCTGGAACTGGATTATTAAAGAAATTATTAGTCATTGTACTCTTAATGTTATGGTATGAATATCTTGATTCTGTTTCTGCTGGTTCTGGAGCTGGGTCATCTTCTTTGTTTTCTTCTTTTTTGAAAAACGCTTGACAAACATCATATATTAACCACAAAACAGAAACTGCCATTCCTATTGGTCCAGCAAAACCTAAAACTCTTTTTCCTAAAGTACCAGCTGCAGCTCCTATTCCTTTTGTAGCTGCTAATCTTGCTAGACCTTTTCCGCCTGTTTTCCCTATTAACCCTGCAAGTAATCCGCCACCTAATAAACCTTTTCCCGCTACTTTAGCACCAGTTGTTAATAAACCTATACCTAATAAACCTTTAATAGCTTTAACTGCGTTTATAATAGCTGTAGTAGCACCAATTAATTTAGCACTGGTAAACAAAATCAATACATCTTTTAAAACGTGTAACCATTGTGGATTTTGTTCAAGAAAATTAGTTACTTTAACCGCTATATCAGAAGCCCAGTTCATTATTTTTTGCACCATAGGCATAATCGATATTAATAATTTTTGTTTAGCTAATTCCCATTTCATATTATTTCTTTGCTGTTGTTCGGTTAATTTAGCTAACTTATTACGTTCTTTTGCTGATAAGGTAAGTTTATTTGAGTCTTCTAAATATTGCTTGAATTTTTCATCAGATAATTCTATAACATTTAGCCATTCTTGCGATAAACCTAGTTGGTCTAGCATATATGATTTATAGTCAGCTCTTCTACCTTTTAGTCTATAGCGTAAAGCTTTTATAAAATCGTCTGATTTCATACCCATAGGATTAATGCCAAGTTGAGCAAAGGTTCCAGCACCTTTTCCAAGTTGAAATTCAAACATCCTACGTTGTAAACCTTTTAAATCACCAGCAACTTGTTCAGGCGATAAACCAGTACCAGATAATTGGGCTAAAGTAGATAGCCTATTTAATCTTCCAGTAGATATTCCTGTTTGTCTTTCAAAAGTTGTATAAAGCTGATTAGATTTTATAAGACTATTACCCATCCTATCTAAAGCTAAAACGGTTCCGCTAATAGCGCCTATAAATTTTACTGCGGTCATTATATTAGATTTCATTGTATCGTTTAAAGCTTTTTGTTCGCTTTTAACCGCTTTTAAACCTTCTAATTCATCTTGTTGTGCTGCATTTTTTTTAATTAATTCTTTTTCTTGCTCGGAAGTTGCTTTTGCTAAATCTTGCATTAGCTTTATCTGCTTACGTGTCTTTTTTTCTGCTTCAGACATTTTTTTAATGGCATCATCAAGACCTTTTGTATCTCCTTGAGTGCCTATTTTAATTATAAATTCGCCTATATTCATTGTTTAGCCTTATTTAACTCGTAAACAGTATTTTTATATTGTCTTGCCATTATCTCAAATTGGTATGCTTTTATTACTTCATCGACTGGAGCCTGATATGCTAGTCCTGGATTCTGATTATACCAACCTGCCTTGCATATAGTATATATTATAACATCTTCTTTGGTTACATTATATTTAATAACTGGGCAAACTTGCCTTCCGATATGAGGGCTTTCCAAGTAGAAATAAGGCTCTTGATAAAAGGGCGCAAATTTTCCTCTATACAAGAAACTATTATCTCATAATAATCTTCTCTGGCTTCAGGAACAGATTCATTATCAAATAGTTCTTCATTTATCTTATAAACCTTTTTATAAGTGCAATATTGCAAACAATTATATATTGCTTCTGTAAAATTATCAGATGTTTCTATATTAATTAAAGTATCTTTAATAAAATCAATAACACCAGTAAAGTCTAATTCTTTTTCTAAAAATGATTTATCGCCACCTACAAGTTTGATTCCTATGGGTGTTTTCTTTAATTCGCCTAAAATAACTTGCTTTAATCTTTGTACATCTTTCATTGGAGCACAATTAATAACTACTGCATTTCCAGTATTTGTACAATTAAATTCTTTCATATTCTCTCCTTATATTTCTAGAAACACGAGGATTATCCTCAAGGTTGATTAAATTACTTTTTAATAATCTAATATGTATGATACAAGATTTCTCCTGCACCATACATATAGATTTGTCGATAAAGTTGGATGGTAAGTAAGTATATTATAACATAAAATTATAAAATACTTCTTTCAGCATCTGCAAATTGAATAACATATTCAACTACAGCCTGTGAAGTTTCACCATTCACATTAGAGGTTACGTTAGGTTTTCTTTGAATTAGTCCACCTTTTAAAAGATATGTATTATATGATATATTTCCTGCGCCATCGCCAACCATTTTAACCACAGAACCGTTTAATAAAATAGTTGAAGCAAAGCCTTCTTGTTTAGGAATCATACCATTAAGACGTTTATCATCATTAGATGACATTAAAACCCTTACTGTTAGTGTTGCATTTCTGCCAGATTCGTCATAAGCAAAAATAGTGTTTCCATTTTTACCTGTTTGCATTGTATATAAGTCATTTGTTAATTCTAATGAACCTATATCACCATCAGCAAAATCTTTAAGAGGTATATCATTAAGTATAATAACGTCTTGCCCTGTTAAAGCGTATGAGCTGCCCATCTATATTCTCCTATCTCTGTACTTGTACAATTACATTTGAGCTATGTATAGCACCTGATAATTTAATTGCAATTTGAATTACAGGCGCAATTCTTTGTTCTCTTTCAGATTGACTTTGTTTAGCAATAGGCAAAGAGTAAATATAGTAGCCTTTTTCTTCTATATTTCTTTGAAAATCTTCAGGGTCTCCGAAAGGAATTGAATCGTTCCATTGTAATCCTGTTCCTATTACTCCGTTTACTACACCTTGAGAACATCTTTGTTCATAAGCGTTTTTAAGTCCAACCATACCCGATTCTGTTTGAGGAATTTTAGTATTAGTTTTTCTTAAATAATTAAATCCGCTTACTTCCAAAGCTTTTTTCAACCATAATAAATTAACAGCATCGTCTGTATAATATCCATTATCAAAAGAATATACACAGCTTAAACCTTCAGTAGTTGCATAAACATCTACTCCATTTTGTTTAGCTATATTATAATAAGTTGAATTAATATTTCCATCTGGTAAAATACCTGTTAATTCTTTTAAGTTCATTGTTAAAGCAGTTGCAGTTCCTGAATAGTTAACAGATTGAGCTATAGTTGCATACGTAGCAATAGCAGTTTTAGCAATTTCTTCGCCTTCATCTGTTTTAGCAAGTAATCTTGTTTTAGTTAATCCTGCTGCTTTAATTGCAGAACCCAAAGTAGTTATATTCGTCAAAGAATTAACTGCTTCATAATAAACGTGGTCTTTTGCTTGTACTGCTGCTGCAAAACCTTGAATGGTAGTATTATCTAAATATTGAGTAGTTAAAACACCACCAAAATATCCAAGTTCTTCTGCTGCTGCTAAAGCGTTTGTTAATGAGCCAGTTCCATCGGAACCATCTGTCGTTGTTTGATTTGCGCCATCTAAATACGATGAACCATAGATATCAGTTCCTGTTCCACCTGTAGTTTCTACAAGTTCTATGGTTGAAGTTGCACCAAAATTTCTTGATTTAAATTGAATTTTATTAGTATCTACTACAGATATATTGCAATCTAAATATTGATTTTTTAATACATTTACAACATCTTGAACTGTTTTAACTTTAGTAAAATCTAATCCAGTTAGTGCATAATCTGTTCCATCTATACTAACAGTTAAATCAGCATTAGAAACAAGTTTTAAAGCTGTAATTACATCATTATCTATTGCAACTGTTTTTGTAGTTCCACAAGTAGCATTAGTTCCGCTATAAGGGAATATTAAAACTTGTCCGTTGCCTGTTCTTAAGTTAGGAACTGGTGTAAATAAAGCTTGAACCATTTTAGCCGTCAATGAGTTCGTTCCATATTCATTAATAGCATCCTGTGTGTTTACTGCCCAAATATAAGGATTAGTAGTTAAAGGCTGTTCATTTGTCAATAAACAAATTGAATTAACATTGTACTCACCAAGACTTCTAGGAGCAGTTGATACGCTTACATCTATTGTATATGTTAGAGGTACCGTTCTTGTCATTTTTTCACCTTTCTATATAAGTACTTATATTATTATTTTAACAAACTTTTAGTTATTTATTATTTGATTATTTTCAATCGTAAAATCAGCAAAAATATTTTCATTTGTATTTCTTACTTGTGTTCTAAATGATTGATAGTAATCAACCTTCTTTGTATATTTATTCCAGCTTAAACATTTAAACCGTATTGTATATCTATTTATATCACTACCACCATCTAAACCTGATAAATTAACAGCTTCCGAAATTGTAGCTATTCTAAACTGATATTTATCTTGTAATTCTTGAGCATAAGTGCTATTTAAGCAAGCTTGAACTTCTGGATATCTTAACCTAGCATCATTATTTTTAGAGTAAATATCAATTTGCATTGTTCTATCTTCATTAATATAAACATCTTCATAATAATTAGTTACTTCATTAACGATTTCTTCCCTGTATTCTCTGCGATTTGAGTATATATTATTTTGTAATGTGCTAACTGTTATTTGTATATTAGGAGTATTAAATAGTTTAATATTCTGCGATTTAATTATTACACAAGGTATTTCATTTCCTTGTGAATCTGTTCCATAATTATTAGGCAAATTTAATTCTTTTTGTATTAAATCAACAAATATTTTTTCAATTTCTTTTTGCATTATATAATATTTTCCTCATAATCACGTACTATATGGTATTCAATAAAGCCGTTTAAAGAATAGTCTTTAACTGCCATAACTTTAAATCTTTTATTTAAAAATATTATTTTGTCTTGTGTTTGCAAATTCAACATACCAGATTTAGCGTGAATCCAGTACCATTCCCAAGAACGTTCGCCTTCTGGTTTAAATTGTAATTCTTCGTCTCTTAATGGTTGCCAAACACCTAAAAAGTTTATTTTATTTTCTGTTTTAACTACATCGCCATCTACAATAGATTGAGTTATTTTAACAAGCGATAAAGGAACTTCCCAGCCATTTAAAGTATTAGCCATATTAGGCATTCCGTTTTTTAAGCTTCTATTTTTATTAAAATTTAACATTAGCTTTTTTCTACCTCATAATAAAGTGCTTTTCTTAATTTTGCTTCTTTACCTATTAATGGTTTATTACTTCCCTTGCTTGCTATAGTAAATGCGCTATTTGCTGCCCATTCTCCAAATATACCACTTTCACTAAAAGCTCTATTTATTCTTCTAAATCCCGTTACTGCAATTATTTTAGCCAGCTCTTCAAAATCTTCATATTCTGCAAAATATTCCATTGCAAAATCATCTAGTTCTTTTCTGATTTCTTTTCTAAATCCTGCAGCATCGCCAACAATAGGCTGATATAAAAAACTTCTGGCGGGTATATGAACATATCCATCTCCTTTTTGTTCTTTTTTAGGTAATCCTAGCTCTTTAGCCTTTATTGCTAAAAATGCTGCCATTTTAGGAGTTATCTTGATATTAGCTCCGTATTCTTGCACCATACCTAAACCAGCTATATCCATATTTTCAGAAACTTCTTCACTGCCACCATATTTAGCTAATAAACCTAGCTTTATTGTATATCTTTTAGACATTTCCTTGACTAGATTTTTCATTTTGCCAAAATCAATTTTAGCTTCTATTACATTACGCAATGGTAGCTCCCCCTTTGAATAACATAACATTACCGACTAATAAAGGTCTTATTAAGCTTGCATATTTAATTCCATATCCAGTAGCAGCAAATGTACTTAAAACTTGATTATTTGTTAACCACGCTGGTATAGTATACCCTTCAGATACAGAACCAACTGATTTAGATGTTACAATACCAACACCACCAACCCCTAAAGCATTATTAAAATCTACAGTAAGAAAATGTGCAACTAATAAGCCAAAAGCCGTTTTAGCCTTTGTACAATCTGCAAATAAATTTTTATTAAAATTAATAGAAGCTTCTTGTATAGCTTCTTGTATATCTTCGTCTTGAGTATAATTTAACACACTATCATCATATAATTTCCAATCTGAAATGGTTAGAGGGTCGTTAGTTGTGTTTTCAACTATACAGATATAGAAACTATTGCCGTAATAGACTATGTTGCCCTTAAAGTATGTCAGACCATTTTTATAAAATAAATCTGATAAAAATTGTGGAGAAAATCTCGGAAATTGTGCTTTGAATTCATCTACTGTGTACATCTTTGCTCCTTTTTTAGAAAAAAGAGGAGTAAAACCCCTCTTGTTTAAAGCTTTGCGGAGAGAATAAATTTCCGCTTGAGAGTTAGTAAAATTAGGAATTTTTATTTTTTACTTTTCTTTGATTGTGTTTTTTTGGATTCTTCTTTTATTTCTTCTTTTGGTTGTTCAGCTTCTTCTTTAAGCTGCTTGAGTTCTTTTTTTAGTTGTTTTATTTCTTCGGGGTCTATATATTCTTCAACCCCTTCTTGTTTAAGTAATATTTCTAAAGTTTGTTCATCTTCTATTTCTAGTATTTTACCAGCTTCTAATATGGTTTCATAAGCTATGTAATTTCTAGGTGAATTGTTTATTATTTTCATTTTCTCTCCTTTTTTTAATCAATATAGAGGGGATAAACCCCTCTATATCTTTGAAGGCTAACTATTGTTGGTCTGCGTATAATACAGCACCTGTTCTCTTAACATACGGAGTAATAAATTGTCCGTGTGCTTGTGAGATTAAATCCAAAGAACCTTGCGGGAATAAAGGCATTGGAGTATAAGGAACAGGCAAGTAAGAGCAAACGTTATCAGCATCTGCATTATAAAATACGTATCTTGCACCTGTACCAGCAGCGTTTGCAGATTCACCATATTTAGCGTGAACTACTTTGAAATCGCCACCAACTACACGTTTGAATGCATCTTCTAGTACTTGAAGTCTATTCAAGCCATATTGTCCATAAGGTTTAGTTAGTGAATAGAAATCAGATGTTGGTAATAACAATCTGTTAAAGTTCAAAGTATAAGCTGAATTTGCACCAAATGCATTAGGAGCAGTTGCCAAGAATGTATCAAATTGAGCATCTGTCATTGAAGAAAGTTTTGCAGATATCAAAGTTGTATTTACAGTTACATTAGGCTGGTTTAATAAACCATAAGATTTTCCATCTCCAAGTCCTTCAAACCAAGCGTCTTGCAACATCAAATCCCATACTTTTTTACGAGCTTTTTCATTTTCTTCAATAATTGAGAATGTTTCATCGTTAACTTTGCCGATATTAACAAGTTCATTTGAGATTTCGTAAGTCCATCTCCAGAAGTTGTTATTCATTGTTAATGTGCCAATTTCAATAGTTGAGTTAGCGTCTTTTGCAATGCCATTAGAGAACGGATTAACTAATCCCTGTTTACCCGCATTTGCTTTATAATTAATTGCATATTGCAATAATTTTGTAGCATAGGCACCTCTGCCAACTTCAATAGGACAAAAGTCTGAAAGTTTCTGTCCGTTTAATTCGTAATAAAGTGTTTCTACTGTTCCAGCAATTATATCTGTGCAAGTTGTAATTACTTGTTCTAAACCAGTAGATGTTCCAATTCCTGAATTACGTACAATACCAGATAGATTTTTTCTCATCATATCTTTATGTTGTTCTTCGGAATACAAACCTATCATTTTAGTCATTTTTTATTTCCCCTTCTATGCGCCTACACCTAAATTAAAGTCTAGTTTAACTTGTACTAGGTCACCAGCTGCGCTTGCTGCTGTTTCTGCTACACCAATATAAGCATAAGTTGAAGTAGTTGAGTCATCAACTTTTCTTGTTGATGGATCGAATTGAAGTTTTGCACCTACTGCAATTGCTCCTGCTGCTACC